AAATATGAGACTAATTGTGTCTCTGGAAGGATGTAAAAATGGCTATCCAACAGTATGGGAGCGTACCTTCACGAAATTTGATTCGCGCCGAAATGCGCATGCTCAAGCACGCCGAGCCGATTCAGGTATTGACCCGGTTTGGCGATCAGAAAGAACAACCTTTAAACAAGACGGACACCATCGTTTTCCGTCGACTGCAACCTTTTAACGCGACTGCAACGGAAGTTCCCGATATCACGGCTGTCAATTTCCTGACGGCTGAAGGTGTTACCCCGACCTCAAATACCATTTCCTATACTGATGTTACCACGGTGTTGAATCAGTATGCGGTTCTTTTTAAGTTCACGAGCAAGGCCCAGTTGATGTACGAAGACGACATTCCGAATGACATGGCCAAGCTGACCGGTGAGACCATGGCGGAAGTTGCGGAGCTGGTTTGTTATGGACAGGTTCGGGCCGGTACGAGCGTTATCTATGCCAACGGTGTCGCCAGGGCTACGCTTAACAGCGTTCCTTCCCTCAACGATTTCCGGCTTGCGGCACGAACCATGGAGTCCAACCGGGCAAAAACCGTAACATCGGCCGTAAAGCCGGGTCCGGACTTTGGTACTTCGAGTGTCGAGGCGTCGTATATCGTATTCCATCACACCAACGTATCGGCAGACCTTCGGGACATTGCCGGGTTCACCAAGAGGGTTGATTACGGATCAGCGATTAAACCGGTCCATGAGAGAGAGATCGGGGCGATCGAGGAATTCCGGTTTGTAACCTCACCCCTGTTCACTGCTTGGGCGGGTGGAGGTCTTGCAGAAGGCGCCGACGGAATGGTTGCCACAGGTGGTAACAATGACGTGTATCCACTGGTTGTCATGGCCCAGAGCGCATGGGGTCAGTGTTCGCTGAAGGGTCACGGCTTTTCAGGCGTTTCACCGACCATCATACCGAGTAATGTGAAGAATCACGCGAATCCTTCGGGGATGTTCGGGTACGTGGGTGCCGATTTCTGGTTGTCTTCGGTTCGTCTCAATGAGAACTGGATGACCAAAATCGAGTGCTGCGTAACTGATATTTCCGGATAAACCACTTCCTTGAGCACTTCAGGGAGTGCCTCCAGGTGAAAGAAAAGCCCTCGTGAGTATCCCGGGGCATTGGAGGTAACATGATTAAAGAACGAAATAAACACAAGATCGAGCAGTGGATTAAAGAAGTGCAGTCCCACCGAGGCCGCAGGGCTTTAAGGGGCTGCATGGCGATCTTTATGAACGACGACATTGCGAACACGTTCAAGGGCATTGTTTTTGGGGCCAATACGACCAACATCACGATGAGCGGCGCGTTTACGACCGGTATTTCAATTGCGGCAGACGGTACCACAGCAATTGAAGTTACCGCGGCCTTTACCGGAACAACGGGCATTCTACTGGCGGGAACTGGCACCACGGGGCTAAACATCACCGGTGCCCACACTACCGGGATAAGTATTACCGGAGCGACCACAAACGGGATTTCCATCACTTCAGCGACCGCATCAGAAGACATCCTGATCGCCAAGACCTCTACGGCGACTACCGGCGCTATCCGTTCCATGACCATCACGCAAACCATGAGTACCACAGCGACAGCAAGCCAAGTCGAAGCTCTCAAGGTTGCCCTTGTCGCCAATGCGAAGACCGGTGCGTGGGCACAGGCCATTTTCGCTCAAACAGACTATATGACCAATGGGCTTGCACACGGGGTTGGGTCTGTCATCTGCGCGGAGTTGTCTTTGCCAGCCTCTTCGGTTGTGAGAGGAACCTATTACGTGTGGCAGTCGGAAATTGATTGCCCAACAAATTGTGTGATGAACGCAAACCCGATAGGTGTGATGTCTGTCAGCGTTTGGGGTGGAGCTAAAACACAGTTTGATGATGTCGGGCTTCTGTTCGATATCTCTGGTGTCACAAGTGGCGCGGGTAAGTTCTGGTATGACAACACTGACGGCGCCTATGACGAGTGGTTGAAAATCCGGACACCAAGCGGGGTTCGGTATATTCCGCTAATGGACGGACAGGCGGCATAAGGAGAGATGTAATGGGATTTTCAATAACAGCCCGTGGACAAGGCATGGTCAGGTATCCATTTTCAGTTTCAAGTCATTGAGGATTCTGTATAGCGGGTCTCGTTAAAAAAGGAGTACTACATGGCAGAAACAAGAGAAGAGGCGATCGAGGAATTGGTTAAGCGCGAAGATGCTCGTCGAGTTGAGGCCGCAAAGCCAAAGGCAAAGCCAAAGGCAAAACCAAAGGCAAAGAAATAGTTACCCTTTCGCGGGATAGGGGCTAGCCCTGATAAAGCCGTTTCCCTGGACGGCCTTCCCGCGATTCACCCCCAGGAATACCCACAGGAGGTATTAAAATGAAGTTGAGCGTAATGGAACGAATGATGCTGTTGAATCTTCTCCCCCCCACGGGAACCTTTGCGAACCTGAAAGTGCTCAGGATAGCGAAAGAAGCCCTGTCCTTTGACGATGTTGAACACAAAGCGCTCAACATTCGGTATGAGGGTGAAGGCGACAAGGCCCAGATGCGGTGGGACAATCACACCATCATCGAAAAGACAACCGGACAAGCGGTCGAGGGCCACCCCGTGGCGGTCCAGGAAATGATCAAAGAGAATCCCGAGCGCTTTGAGATGAAACCCATCATGGACGATAAGAACGTCATCGTGGGCGAGATTGTTACCCAGATGATCGCCAAGTCGCTGAAGGAGTTGAACAACAAGGAGGAACTGACCGAACAGCACTTTTCCCTGTACGAGAAGTTTGTAGAGCCTCCCGTGCAGGCGGTGGAATAAAAAAAGAAAGGAAACCGATATGTATAATTTAGATGACCAAGCTGTCCGGGGCGGAAATATCTGCCTCTCAAAAGCGGGTCTTGCCGAGGGGACCAACGCCAACACCCTAAAAACGGCAGCACCAAACGGCGCCGGGGTGGACTACTGCATTGATGGGGTCAATTACCATTATGCCGACAGGGACAACCTCGTGATGGACGCCCTCATAATTCAGCCTCTTCTGTATTCGTGCCTGTATTTGGTGACGCTCAATATCACCTCTTTGGCCGATACGGTAAACGGGTTGACGATCACAAAAGGGGTGCAGCGATTAACGGCCGATGTATCGAGCGGGCGGTATCCGCTTTGGTGGCCTGAACTTCCGGATGGAGAGTGTGCGATTGGCGCATTCCGGATCGACACAGAAACAACCACTTTTACGTGTGGTTCGACAGACCTGGCGACGATCGTTGCCGATGGAACCGTTACATATTATGACCTGATGTCACTCCCGACATCACCGATAACTTCGTAAAAACGAGAGTGTAAAAGGAGTCTAAAATGTTGAACTTTGATGATGAAACTGTACGAGGCGGGACCGTATGTCTGTCTAAGGCTGGCCTTGCTGTTGGCGGAACTTCGACAACTGCTAGAACCAACGCACCCAACGGCGCTGGGACCGACTTTGCAATCGACGGCATTATTTATCATCTGGCAGACGCTGATGATAATATTGTTTTTACGGCGGCCACCGCAATCGCTGACCTGTCCTCGATTCTGTATCTGGTCTGCATCACCTCTGCCAATGTGATAACGGCCGTTCCCGGGGTTGCGGTCCTGGCTGCCGACATTGCATCCGGAAAGTATGCGCTCAGATGGCCTGCGCCGACAGCCAACACCTGCCCAATCGGTGGGATCCGGGTTGATACCAGTGCTGGGACATGGACCGCCGGAACCACGGCACTTGATGCCGGAACAATCACAGACACGTATTATGATTTTTTCGCAGTACCGACCGATCCGATCACGGCATAAACAATTCTCAGGGAAGGGCACACAGCCCTTGAAAGGTGCAAAAATGGCTAAAGACGAGAAAGACGACAAAGAAGTTAAAGTGAGCGAGGCAGATCAAAAAACTGCTGCCGCAAAGAAAGAGATCGAGGACGGCTACCGTGATCTGGTTATCATGCAGCGAAAGTTCAAGCGAGAAGTCGCAGCATTTGAAGCCGGTGGAAAGGACAAGAAAATCACCCTGCCCGAGTTCCGTGGAGCATACGACAGCGTTGAACAAGTAACAGAACGGGACGTGATCAAGCTGAAAGAAATGGCCGAGATGGAGAAGTTCGGAAACGAATTGCTTCTCGTTCGAGTCGAACAATCCGGCGTTCCGGGTGACCTCCCGGTGATTGTTGTCACTGTGAACGGCACCAATCAGGCAATTATCAGAGGGCATGAACAGAGGATAAGACGTAAGTATGTGGAATCATTGGCCCGTTCGAGGGTTACAAGCTATACCCAAAGCGTACCGGACGGTTCAAAACCCGATGTTATTTCGATGGACGATCATACGGCGCCGACATATCCTTTCACTGTTCTCGAAGATCCGCATCCACGCGGAAAGGAGTGGTTACTGGCCATTATCGCACAACCCTAAAAAGGGGGTGACCCGTGAATTATCTTGCTTTGTGCAAGCGGCTAAGGATGGAAATCGGGTGGCCAGGGACGGGACCGGCATCTGTTGTCGGCCAAACAGGACAAATGGGGCAGGTCGTTGATTGGATCGCCGCCGCCTATAACGATGTTCAAGTCGAACATGAACTATGGCGATTTCTTAGGACTGATTTCGACTTTGAGACGATTGCCACTGTCAACACCTACACCCCAGTCGCTGTCGATATTGACGACCTTGCAACATGGGTCAAAGAAAGTTTCCAGATTTATGCTGCGGTAACCGATGAACAGTACCTCTGGTTCGAGCCGTGGGAAACCTTCAGGCCTGTGTACCGTTTTGGATCCAACCGAACCCAATCAGTCAGACCGACAGTAATTTCAATCAAACCGAATAACTCCCTTATTTTATGGGCCATTCCAGACGATGAATACACTGTCACCGGTGAATATTACAAAAGCTCGGCTGTAATGACTTTGGACGCGGACACTCCCAACTTTCCGGACCGGTTTCATATGATGCTGGTTTGGAAGGGGCTTATGTATTACGGGGCGTTTGCCGCTGCAGAAGAAAAATACGCCCAGGGAAAAACCGAATTCGATAGGCTGATGAGAGACCTTGAAATCGATCAGCTTGAAAAGCCTCTATACGGGGAACCCCTCGCATGAAAATGCCGAAAACAGAGACGGAATACACTAAGTTTATGGGGGGGCTGGATCTTGAGACTCCTACAATCTCCATTAAGCCTGGTGCGTTAATCGCCGGTATGAACTATGTGGCGGGTTCTGAAGGTGGGTATGAGCGGATAGACGGATATGAGAGGTTTGACGGACAGGCCGCTCCTTCTGACGCGACTTATTATTATTGCCCTTGTACGTTCACCGCGGGGGGCCCGGCGGTGGGAGACACCATAGATGGTGCGGTTAGCTTAGAAGATGCGGTGGTCATCGTCGTCGGCGCGGATTATATTTGCGTGACGAAACTCTCAGGCGATTTTAACGATGATGAAGTCTATACCGTCGCTGCGGTTGCGCTGGGAACCTTCAACGCCGCACAGGTCGAAAAGGGTGAGACCAGTGCTCTTTTGCATGCAACCGCTCTCAATTTAGCGGCAGATGTTTACCGAGCCGATATTGCAGCCCCAACCGGAAGCAGTACTCTCCGGGGCGGGATTATGTTGGCCGGGGTTAATTACGTTTTCAGGGATAACGCTGCGGGCGATGCCGGGTTGATTTACAAGTCCACCGCGGCTGGATGGGTGAATGTTGCGCTGAATTATGAGATCAGTTTCGATACGGGCCTTGTAGCTGGCATAGCAGAAGGCGATACCGTGACACAGCTCGTATCTGGCGCAACGGGACTGGTTCTGAGGATCGTTCATGAATCCGGTACGTGGGCGGGAAATGACGCGGCTGGCCGGTTGATCCTATCGACCATAACGGGAGTCTTTAACGCCGTGAACATACTTCAGGTGGGCGGGACAGACAGGTGTACGGCAACCTCTCTTTTGACTGCAATCACAATCACCGAAGGCGGAAAATACGACCTCATACTTTATAATTTCACAGGGTCCACGGCCACAAAGCGGATTTACGGATGCGACGGCAAAAACAGGGGTTTCGAGTTCGATGGGACCGTTTACGTACCCATAGACACTGGTATGACCGTTGATACCCCAGAGCACGTCACTGCCTACAAGGAACATTTAATTTTTTCTTTTAAGGGGTCTTCCCAAAATTCAGGGATAGGAACACCTTATATATGGTCGGCTGTATTGGGTGCCGCGGAGCTTGCGATAGGTGATAATGTTGTGGGATACGCACGGCAGGCAAAAGGTCTCATAATAGATTCGCGGAATTCAACCCATCAGCTTACAGGAAGCTCCGTGGCTGATTTTGTTTTAGACGATGTGAGTCCTGAAACCGGGGCGATCCCATGGACTATTCAGACCATCGGAAAGACTTACTGCTTTGACGACCGGGGAATGATCGAAGTGGCTCGGGTCCAAGAATACGGGAATTTCGCCCTTGCCACAATAAGCGGGAAGATACAGGCAAGAATCGACGCAATGAGGGCCGTGGCTGTCGCGTCCTCTGTCTACAGGGCAAAGGATCAGTATCGAGTGTATGGGAGCGATGGTACGGGAATCTGTATGACGGTAAGCCAGGGAAGGTACGGACCGATTTATCAGTTTACCCAATTTGCCTACCCGAATTATGTGGCATGCGCGTGGTCCGGTGAAGATGCGAATGGCAAGGACGTGGTTTTCTTCGGGTCGGATGCCGGAATGGTCTATCAGGCAGACAAGGGGTCGAGTTTCGACGGCGCTGACATCGAGGCTTATCTCTTCCTACCTTTCAACAATTTAAAGTCGCCATCGGTTCTAAAAACCTACCGAAAGGCTACTGTCGAGATGACAGTCACGGCATATACCAGCCTTCGGTATAATCCTGTCTTTTCATATGGAGAGTCAACGATCCCGGCGCATATAGCCAAAACCCTTGCGAACCAATTAGGTGGTGGATTCTGGGGGCTGGTTGATTGGAGTGAATTCTTTTGGGATGCAGACATTGTACCATCGGCAGGCATTCCAATATCTGGGGATGGAATCAATATGAGTTTAACAATTTACGGTAAATCTCAAATAGATCTCGGACATAAAATGAACGGGGTTACCGTGCACTATACACCAAGGAGGTTGATCAGATGAGTACTTTTACCTCACCTGCGGATCAGACAGAACTTTCGCTTGCCCAAGCATCCTCAGTAAATAATTTGGACGCGGCGACGGCGGCGGCTTTTGCGCTTTTACCTGACGAGACACTTCTTGATCAGGGCAGGGTGACTTATGCAGTCGACACCGGGGCGGCGAACGCCTATCTCGTCGCTTTGCCGAACACCCTTGCAGCGTACACCGACGGGGCTCATGTGATCATGAGGCCATCTGCAACCAATACCGGTGCGTCCACGGTCAATGTTGATTCTCTTGGGGTGAAGTCCATAAAAACAAATACCGGGGCCGCGCTTTCCGCTGGTGATATTACAGTGGGCGTTCCATGTTCAATGAGGTACAGCACCGCAACGGGTTATTTTCATTTGGATGCCGGTGCAATTTCATCGGCAGCGGAAGCGGCGGCAAGTGCGGCGGCGGCGGCATTATCAGCGGCTGCAGCGGCCACAGCCGAGACCAACGCTGAAACAGCCGAAACGAATGCAGAGGCTTCGGAAATCGCTGCGGCGGCCAGTGCAGCGGAATTCGTAGATGCGTCAACCACGGTAAAAGGAAAGTCGGAAAGAGCAACCACGGCTGAGGCCATCGCTGGAGTGGATGATGAACGGCATGTAACGTCGGTAGGGGTCAAGGCCTCCGTTCTGACTTACGCCCCCGACAACTATCTCACCGGCGGTATCTTGTCACATGATACCGACACTGAGCACGATATAAATGTTACAGCCTGTGTTTGCAGGGATAGCACCAATGTTGACACTATACGCCTTGCGGCTGAAATCACAAAACAATTTGATGCGGCGTGGTCGGTTGGAGATGATGCCGGCGGAATGATTGCAGGCGATTCCCTACCGACCTCGGGCACAATTCATGTCTGGTTAATCAAGCGATCTGATACTGGCGTCGTTGATGTGTGCGCCAACGATCATGCAAACGAAGGCTTGGTGCCCACACTTCCAGCGAATTATGATTACAAGCGGCTGATAGGGAGCTACAGGACAGATGCCTCTGACAATATCATCAACGGCGATTGGTGGGGGACTGGGGTGCTCAGGACATTTATGTTTGATACTCCGATATTGGATGTATCTGAGGCAACTCCTGGAACAAATGCAGTTACGGTGGCATTAAGTACACCAGGAGGAATTATTTGCAAGGCATTTACTGTTTGGACTGGTGCGACGAAGATAGTATATGTATCCTCACTTGCCAGTGTAGATATGGCCCCTTCCACAACTGTTGCACCTCTTTCGGTGGGTTTTTCGGCTGGTTTAGGAATTCCCGCAGTATCGCCATTTCTTACAAATACATCTTCACAAATACGATATAGATGTAATAATAATGACCAAGTATATTCCGCCACCTATGGCTACGAAATGAGCCTTTAAGGAGAAATAATATGAGATACTACGATTTAGACGCAACCGGGGAAGTAAAGGGCTCCTACGCCGTGCCGCAACCAGACAAAACTTTACATCAACTCGAAGATGCTCCTGGCAATGAAAGTAAACGTGATGGGGTGCCTGGGTCTGCATGGATTCCCGATACGGATATTATAGATGCGAGATTGGCAGAGGAAGCCAGGATTGATGCCAAGGAACAGGACATTATCGACAACCTGCCGTCATGGGCAGTAGTGTCAACGGTTGTGGACAACATATCGAATCTGTCAGATGCGAAGGCGTTCCTTAAAAAACTTGCGCGGGTTGTCTACTGGCTGGCTAAGAATAAGGCAGATTAAGGAGGCTCAAATGGCATTACCAACCTTAGAATCAGTTTCAGCAAAAGACCCTGGACAGTTGAGCAGGGACGAAGTCGCTGTTCTGGATGCGAGTAAGTGGGGGACAACACCACAATCGCTTATAGGTAACCCAACATACTATGGAGGCCCTGGTGAGAAATATGACTCGTCTCAGGATTTTGGTGGTTTTGTAAGAAATGCTCCGGCGGCTCCGGCCCCAGCTCCGGCAGCGCCTGCTGCCCCAGCGTACACCCTGGCAGATATCGAACCATACGAATATACACCGTATGAATTAACGCCTCCCGAGATCACGCCGACGCCTGCCCCGGAATACAAGGCTCCTGACGCATATACACCATCGCCTGAAGCAACGGTCGAAGGTCGACTTCCTGGCTTGCTTGCGTCTGGAAGTCCATATATTCAGGGCGCCCAGCAACGGGCTAAGGAATATGCTGCTTCCCGTGGCCTTTTAAACACCACCATGGCGGCGACCGCAGGTGAGAGAGCCGCTATTGAAAGCGCGCTTCCGATTGCTCAACAGGACGCCGGTGCATTTCAAGAAGCCGGGATGGCGGGGTATAGAGGTGAAATCGCCGGAGCTACCGCCGCCCAGAAACACGGCCAGGACGTTTCCCTTGTCGGTGAGCAGGCCAAATACAGCTCTCTCCTATCCGCTCAGACAGCGGAGCAAGACGCTGTTACGGCGGCGAAAAAGGCGAAAGAAAACGAAAGGCTGGTGGTACTCGGGGGCAACATTGATGCTATTGCGGCAGCGAATAAGGCGACGGCAGATGCCGAAGCCGCTGTAAAACGAGCGGCGGTTGATACTGCGGCGGCGGCAAAAAGGGCGGAAGTTGACAAGGAAATTCTGGAAATTGAGAATGACTTTCAAGCTACTCTTGAAACCCAAAAAGTCGACGTGGAAGAAAGGAAGATAGCGACGGTAGCACTCTCAGAACTTGGCCTTAATTATCAAATACAAGTCGAGCGCGTACAGTCCGACCCGGCCCTAACAGCAGCGAATAAGGCGACAGTCCTCGGAGATATAAATCGATCGTATAAGAAAAATGCTGACCTTGTGGCTATCATTTACGGAATTACTTTGGATTGGGGTTAGAATGGTTTTTCGCACAAAAGACCTTGAAGTAGTATCAAAGATCTTGAATCATCCGGATGTATATTCTCGGATGTTCGATGATGCTACGCCGAAACCATTTAAACCGGTAGAAGGATTTTACGTAATAAATCAGGAGTATACCGGTGTTGTCAGGGTAGATCAAATGAATGGAATTTGCTGCTTTGTTCACATAGCCACACTCCCCGAGTTATGGGGTAAGGCATACGAGTTTACCATTGATGTTCTCAAGTGGGGGTTCGTGCACACACCATTTATCAAAGTCATAGCGATTATCCCTGAATTTAATCGTGCGGCGATTGGCTTATGTGTCAGGTGCGGGTTTGAGAGAGAGGGCCGGATAAAAAAGTCCTTTCTAAAAAGATGGAAGATGCACGATCAAGTTCTTTTTGGACTAAATAAATCAGATTTTATTGAGAGGCATCCTAATGGCATATGGTGATCAAGACGATGGGTTTGGAGCTGCGGATTTTGGCGGCGACCCTGAAGCGCAATCAGAAGCGGCGGCGGCTGATGTCGGCGGCGAAACCGGAGAATCTCGCGATTTTATGAGCACTAGTCCGATTTCAGGTGGCCCGGGGCTTCCGGGAGACGTAACCCCCGCTGGTGGCGATTACGGGACCGGCATGAAGGGCGATATAGCTCCGGGGGATGTTGACGCCTACACTCGCAAAGGTCAATATCGTTCTGGTGTAAAAGGAGTTGGAAAAGTTCTCGCACCAGCAATAACCGGTGCGTTGGTAGGATCCGGTCCGGCTGGTGTCGTAACGGGCTTTTTTACTGGAATGTATAATCAAGTAAGAAATGCTCAAAAGACGGTAAAAGAGGGTGTTGCAGCAGGGTATTATCCCGATGAAGAGGCTGGTTGGGAATCTGTTACGAGGGTGGGCGTAGAGGATAGGGCAGCCGTAGAGGGTAATGTTGCCCATGGGATGCCAGGCAGAGAAGGGCCCGCCCTGCCAGGGCTCTTAACCCAGGGCGCTACTCCAAGCACTACTCCAGGCACTGCGACCACCGTACCGGCCAGATACATCGAATACATGAACAGTGTCCCTGGATCATGGGAAGACCTCAAGGCGGCACAGCTCGAAAATCCAGGACTGACACTCGTTGACTGGGCAACTGAACACGCCACATCAAATAATCAGGTAATTGTATAGGAGATAATTATGAGCTTTATAGCAACGCCGGTCGCTGAGTTTTTGGGAGGAGAGGTAATAGGCGCCGTCGCCGGGTCCGTTGTTGTCGGTATCGTATCGGGGGCTGTTATCGGTGCAGCTACAGCCGCAATAGCAGGGAGCGATATCGGAGAGGGTGCGCTTAAGGGTGCGCTTATTGGCGGTGTGACTACAGGAGTCTACAAAGGATTTACGATGGATTCAATGGAGACACCGCAGCTTGAAACCGGTGATATCGGGGGCGAGGTGTCCGGGGGGCCCGGGCTTCCGGGAGACGTGACGCCTGCAGGTGGCGACAGACCAACCCCAGAAACAGCCGCACCGGCTCCAAGCGTCGTTAAGGCAGGTATGGGGGATGAAGCGAAAGCCGCTCTTTATAGTGGCATTGCCGGGGGCGGTAAGGGTGCTATAACCGCAGCAGCAGGGCTTTTGAAACCATCGCAGAAAGATTTATATAAAGACAAGTTGGTCTACGAAGCGGAGAAAAGAGCTGCAAATGTACCCGGAGAGATGCCGGAGTTTGTCACGCAGGTTAGTAATATCAAGCTCCCCCCAAGATGGAAAGCGAACATTGATGGATTTACGAAACCAGATGAAAGATTAGAGGTGACAGCATGAACGGACAGAGCGGTCTCTTAAACCCGACACAGGAACCGGGTAGACCTGATCCGAATCAAGACACCTTCGATATGTTTGTCGCGCAAGGCATTAAAATCGCAAACGATGAAAGTACCGTATCCAAGTTTATCGATATGATTGTTGGTGCGAAAAATCCAATAACCCCAATAGCCGATGCGACAGGTACGGTTATTGACCGCCTTCAGTCAAGCTCGGACAAGCAGGGTAAAAATATCCCAATGGGTCACCTTGCTCAAGTTGGGAATATTGTAATGGGAGAGATAATTGAAATTGCAGAATCCGCTGGACTAAAACCACTATCTAAAGAAGAACGGACAGAGGCGTATGCCTTAGTGGTAAGCAAATATCTTGGAACGTCTGTAAAATCCGGAAAGCTACCGGAAGAAACTCTAATCCAGATGGCTGATACGGTTCAGCAATCGCCTGCCGGTCAACAAGTGATGCAAAAAGTAGCTGGCAGTCCCGGGCAACCGGGTGGGGGTGTATAATGGCAAATGAATTAGCTGCGGGTCTACTCGCTATTGGCGGGGGCGCGGTGTCTGGATGGGCAGGATCAAAGGCAAAGACGGCACTAGACAGGATCAAGGCAGAAGCCTTAGAGGCGCGAGAAGGACGTATAGCGAAACTGGGCACTAAATATCGTAAAGAAGAAATCACACTGAGAGATGAGCTTGCCGGGGGAAGAGAGGCGAGTCGACGGGTATGGGAA